CAAGAAAATTTGCTTCGGCTGTGGGACCTCCTTCAACTAAGTAAAGAATGGAATTCAAATGGTCCAGAATTACATCTGTGTTAGAGTCACCCTTATTTAAATACTCAACAACGTTTACATACGCGTCTTCGTCAAATACAAGACCAACGTCGTCTTTTGGGAAAAGAGAAATTTCCTTGGCCTTAATTGCCTCCTTGTTGTCGTTACAAAATTGTACGGTATCATCAATGACTTGTTTAGATTCTTTCATTGAAATGTTAAACTTATTCAAATATGCATTGAACATATGAACTGGTTCGTCAACTTCATCTTTATAACAGTCACAGAGACTGGAAACAAACTCCTTAATAGATTCGAAGATAACGTATTCTTGATAACTTGTCATTATTTCTTTTCTTTTCTTTTGTAGCGCCCTTTCTTTAAGTAAAAATACGTTTTTTAAATATTGCGTCGTTTATAATTTCATCACACAAGAAGACGCATTTGGGCCAAGTACAAATTCCGGAAAGGTGCCTAAACATTAAAGTATACATACTAATGAGTACAGTTTTAATGGATGCCATCCATTAAAACTTTTTTATCGGAACGAATCGTAAAATTTGTCAAAGACAAGCTCTAATAAGTCTTTGTCGTTTTCACTTTTAACGGGGCCATTGTTATTTTAAATACATATTTTTTTTCTTTGTTTTCATTTTCGATGACCATTTCAAATTTTTTCATATTTGCAGAAACTTCATCAGATCTATCCAAAAATTGTAAAACCTTAAATGTTTTCTCCTCGCCTACACTTCCTTGATTCAAACAGAGTTTGTCTAATTTTTTAAAAGTCGGGCCGTTTGGTTTTATTTTCCTACCTGTAAGTGGATTTACTGGCATTTTAGAAATTCTATTTATAGTCCACTCACTGCATTTGTTTGACATTTATTATAAGAATACGTTTTATAACCCGATGTGGCGCTACAAGTATTAACCAGATATTTTTATGGGTATTACATGTAGATGCTGTCTCCCCAGTCCATTAAATTTATTTCAATCTTTGACATCTATCAAAATATGGCTTCTCATTTTTATACCAGCCATACATCTTAGACTCTTCAAATTTTTCTACCCATTCCTTGTATGGTCTAAATTCATACATCTTAAGTTGCTTGATTAAAAATAAAACATTAACGGCACACTGAAGGTCTTCCATTTCTCCACCGTATTCATTTGTTGGAACCAAAAATTTACCCAATAGCGACATATCTTGCATTATCATTTTTTTGTAGGCAGACATTGACAATAAATTTTTATCTTTACCAAACCACATTTGGTTTCTGGTACATTCCAACATGTAATATATGAAGCCTTTAGATAACTCTGCTTCAAAACACACAGATATCGTCTCCTTCTCATTAGTATCTAGAAATAATTCAGCCATTAACATAGAGGGTGTCCTAAAAAGTAAATTTTTACTCATAACGGTTCTAGGTGTAAATTTCAAGGATATTTGTGGATAATTTTGTTTTATGAATTCTAGAAAAAGTAATGGTGTTTGTCTGCCTGTTGTATTTTTAAGTGTTGTTACATAATTGGAGTGGTCAATGTCTCCGTAAAATCTAAAAAGATGATCAATGCCTGCTGTGATGTTTACTCCAGCGATGTCTCTGCAGAATAGAAGAAAGATATAGGCATCGTATCCTGGAAACAGGTAATGAAAAATACCGTTCTTCTCTATTTTGTGTTGTCCAATGTATATATCTTTCTCTGGAGATATGGACGACATACCGTAATCTATCAACACTGGCATATATTTGGCTGTTACATTTATGTCATATACAAATGAATGACACGTGTACCCTCCTCGTTCCGACCGAAGGTCTGAAGCTGTGGGCACAACTATAACGTTGTCTGTATGGAGATCGTAGTGACAGAATTTATGTTTCTGTTGCCCAATCTCTAATGCCACCAATATTTGACAAAATATGTCAAGGAAATCTTTAAAGGATAGTTCGTCTGACTTTAACATTTCCTTTAACGTTTTTCCTTTTATATATTCAGTTACCAACCAAATTTCATCTCCATTTTTTTCTTCCCTATCTAGGGCATTGGCATCCTTCTTTTTCTTTCCTTTAGATTTCTTGTTTGCGGTTATTGGAGGGTTGGGATTGGTTACAGTTAAAATGCCAAGAGTGTACGCAAACATTGGACACTCCATACGTAAACTGTTTATGCATTTGATGCCATTAAAGTAATCTTTAAGGGTGTTTTCAAGAAAAAAGGTTTTCTTTGGTCTCTTAAGAACAACATCTTTGCCTAAAAAGAGACCTCTGTAAACATCTCCTTGTTTGCTTACAGCCCCAAATGTTTGAAGATTATTCAGCCATTTATTCATTTTGACGAACCTACTCCCTGATAAATCATTTCCTATAGGGGCTATAGTCGATGTTTCTTTTGTCATACAGATACATCCATAAAATAAGTAAGACATCAG